CGTCAATAATCCAGGAATCACGCCCTCACTATCTGACCTAAAGATAGTACCATTAGCACTAAGCATATATGGCTTGTTACTGTCAAATATTAATTTCCATACTTCTGCTGCGCTCATTTCCGTACTATCGCCATCTTCGAAATCGACTGTAAGCATAGTGCCGCGCTCTTGTTTCATGATGGCTTCGTATTCTAGTGTACCGAACAAGCCTTCCCAAAGTAACGAACTCATCTCAAGGTCATCTTCTTTATCATAATTTCGTTTTTCGCTAGCAAGTTTCCTTGCCTTGTCTGTTAGATATTGTTCAGTCAATGTCTGGCGCACTTGACCCACGATTGTTTCTGGAGCCATGTTCAATGTACGGATAGCACTGGGATACAGACTGTTGATGTCAACTGCGCCTACATATTCATGTATGCCTTTCTTAGGCACAGCGACATATGCCCCTGCTGCTGATATATCGCCATCGCTGATATTTTTCTTTTTATCAGGAACCATCATACCGCGCTCATGGGCTTCGTTCATGATAGCCATCTCAATCATAGCCACAGAGCCCATTACAGTCGGGATTAATACCGTATTCTCATGCGCTAGCGCGTTAGCAAGATCAAGGAACTTGAGTTTATTATGAATCTTAACAAGCAACATCGTATCCTGACGATTATATTCTAAGAACTTTTTAAAGTCTTTATTGTATAATTGATCTAATGTGCCTTCGTATTGAGTCTTGCGCTCACCGACTTCCATCTCACCGATACTATCGAGGCTATAACTATGTCGGCTCTCATAATTGTACTTCTTATACAATTGTAGATAGTCCATGTGTATACGACCAACTAAGTCAAATGTAGTTTCTTCCTTACCAAATCTTTCATATTTTCTTGGCTTTGGCATCTGTCCTAGCAAACAAAATTTTCGTGTGTCATCCTTACTCATAACCCTAGTCACACGATTGACCATGTAGGGTATATCGTATCCTTCTGAGTTCCAACCAGTGAGAACGTCTGCGTCTTTAATTAATTCAAAGAATGTTTCAAACATCTCAATCTCAGACCTAAACAAGATAGTGTTAGAAAAATCTTGTGTGAGATCCTGTATAGTTTCATCGCTCATATGTTTGGGAGCGATAGCTAGCGTTACAAGCGTATCTTGCCAGTCCAAGTACATTGAGATAGATATAACTGCATTGAACGGGTCACTAGTGGGGCTGAACCCTTTCTCCGGGTCAAAGTCTACCTCAATGTCAAAGAATACTGTATGCAGTTTTGGAGGCTCACTGTTTAAGTAGTTTTCACTTAAACAACGAAACACCACATTTATATCTGATTCATACAGTTTCTTATTGCTATGGATACGTTTTTCTTTTTCAAACTCGCTGCGTTTTCTTGTGCTAAAGCGAGATAATGATTCGCCAAATATGCTACGATATTTGCCTTTAGGATCTGTAAAATAGAAAATATAGTTGGCAGGATATTCGTTGTATGTGCGCTTGCCGTCTGGCGTTCGTTCTACAACAAATATCCTATCACTATCTTTATCATGTATCGCGTCAATATACGACATTAAATACCTTTAAACAGTCCATAATCTGATCAAGCCAACAGTATCAATAGTGCTTAACAACAAATAGTTCGCCAACATACCAAAAGATTTTCTAGTCCATGCGGCCCATGCATACATGATACAACCACTTATCCAAATTGGATATAATATAAAGAATGGAGGATTGGGGACAGTAAAGGCTAAACTAAGACTACAGCCAACGCTGATAGCCCATGCCAACAACTCTACAGAAAATCGTATACGGTTTGATGCCCAATCCTCTTTTATCCATTCAAAAATGCCATAAAATAAATCGTTCATTATATGATCCTAGTAACTTACTTTATATAATTATCAAATCTTTGTACGAACGAATTATAACTTATAATCCTCATTGTTTAAAAAGACCTTTACCCAAACTATAATCATACTTAACATGATCAACACGCTGAGTAAAGGTTTTTCGTGTGTCATCAGTCTGTTGATTGATCAATATCGCAAAATTACCATCGCTAACCACAGTCAATATACCTACTGGCAAATTGCTAGGATAACTAACTTCTTTGAAGTTGCCTTTGCAATCATTCAAAAGAATCCTAGTAGGCATCGCATTGTCATGGTAATTTACCTGACCCCTATGTAACAAAATGTCTGCACACTTATCATTGTTGACATCAACATATTCAATCGTATCATAATGAGTATAGTTCTTGCTAGACACATGGGCAAAATTAGTACGTGATTTAGTCTCATCAGTGAATCCATTACCGTTATTGATCAAGATTTGCAATATAGCGCCACGATAATAAATCACTTCCTGCTCTGTCTGATCATGCTCTGTAGCAAGAGAAATGATATCTTTTTTCCCGTCATTGTTTATATCTGCTATAATAGTGTCTAAATGTATGCTACCTAGTTCCATATATTTCTTATCATTTATATCCTTCTTATATGCCACTCCTGCTTTATATGGACCTATCGGTAGTTCAATCATCCTAGAGTGTGAGAAATTACCCGCGCCGTCATTCAGAAGCACTATGCTAGTTTTAGTGCCTGACATAGCCATCAACGCCAAATCCATATGACCATCGTTGTTAGCATCGATCATCGCGCTTGAAGTGAAAAACATATTTTCCCATTTCTTAGGAGAGAGGTCTGGGAATCTCTCTAAAACATTTTTATCATGGCCAAACAAATTACTAGCAAATCTATTATGGTTTACTTTGAAGTTACCTGTGCTATCTCCCATGATGAAAAAAGGATCTGAGAATACAAGCGAGGCAACGAATGCATCGGGTAAATGATCGCCATTGATATCACCGATGCTAACATGATGCGCGAACGCATTTACGTTATTGTTGATCTTAGCCAACTTATACCCATTAGGTGTATACGTTAATACCTGAGAAAACTCGCCTGTATACCCTGACTGTGCAGGTAAGCCATTGATATAAGGATCCTGACCTGACGTTGCTACAAATATATCTATACCGCCATCACCGTTGAAGTCAGCTGCCACGATCCTGTTTACCATAACAGGGCTGTACCCTTCTGGAAAGATAGACTTGTCCTGTTCGAATCCACCGCTTGGCTTAGCGATAAAAAATCTAACTGGGCTAGAACCAGTAGTCACAGCACTAAATGCTGATATTGGATCATATCTAAGAAAGATATCTTTCAGTCCATCTTTGTTAAAGTCTGCTATGACCCAACGGGGATTAAGGCCGCCGTCTCCTGCATCATATGAGATGCCCGTATATACAGTTAATGGGTCTTTACTGACAGTCTGAGGAGTGGGCGCAGTGTTAGTTACTGTAGCAGTATCAGAGCCTCCCCCACCGCATGCTGCGACAAGAATGCTGACCGCTATGCTGACCGATAAATTACGCATACCCGAACCTCAGGGGCAGTTAAACATAGTATTATAATAACAGATCCGGGTATGCGTTGCAAATAGCATCTACCCAATTTATCTAGGCTTTAGAGAGTCTTGCCTACAGTCTCTAAAATAGTGTTTAGTTCTTCGTTTTCTTTATTAGTCTCACCCAAACGACTCTTAAAGGCTACACGAATAGCCTTCTTTAATATGCTGGGCTTGATCTCAAGTTCATCAGCAATGGCCTTGACAGTATCGGCTAGGCCTTCTTGCAAAGTCTGGACCTCTTGCATGACAGCCATACCTTCGTTAACAAGTTGTGTTAATTTGATCTTGGCCTCATTATTGAAAGTTCTATTGGACATAAAATCTCCTGTAGTAATCAAGTAAAGACTAAGTATATAGGAATAACGCAAATAAGTCAAACATTTTACGAAGGGATTTTGTGTTATTGGGCAAATCCATAATAAATACCATATGAAACCTAGAGTAGCGATATTCTTGCATCATCCCGAATGCTCCGCACATTGCGCTGTGGGCATGTATGAAGCGTTATCCTACGATTTTGAAGTCGAACTTTTCCATACCCATCAGATCAAAAACAACATATTTAAAAAAGCAGATATAGTAGCGTTTCCGGGAGGTATAGGAGATAGCGATACTTTTTTAAAATTTCTTGCGCCCAAAGCTGATTATATAAGGGAAGCAGTATATTATGGAAAACGCTATCTAGGTATATGCATGGGAGCATATTGGGCTGCGCATCGTTACTTTGATATAGTAGAAGGTTTTGATGCTGTACAATATATCAAAAGACCCTATTCAGGTATACGCAGATCCTTCGGGACCACAGTACCTGTTACATGGAATAAAAACAAAACAGATATGTATTTCTACGATGGGTGCGCATTTATAGGCAATGAAAGAAAATTTAGTACGATTGGAAGATATAAAAATAATGATCCCATGGCAATTTTGCAAAATAACATAGGATTGATCGGGTGTCACCCCGAGAGTATGAGATCATGGTATGATCTCAAGAGCATTAAAGACAAATGGCACAAGTATCATCATCACAAACTATTGTTAGACTTCACAAAGAAGTTGCTTAACAATATTTGATTCGTAAAAAGGTTAATTCTTCGTCAGGGATAAAAATCAATAAATCATTGTTTTCCTTAGTAGCCTTAGATTTATAACCTTTACTTGATAATAATATAGCGAGTTTTTTATTTAATAATTTGGTATCAGGATGAAAGGGAAAATCGCTACCTGTTGCTTCACGAAACAACGGCATTACCTCATCATACCACTTGTCTTGCATCCAATCGAACAACCAACGATTTTTATTAAGGGCAATTAGCATCTAATACAAGTCTTTTAATGACCTTTTCGATACCTGGATTGACATGATATGCGTGAGGTACCAGATGTTTGCGGATATAGTTACGCATGAAAGTATCATCATGGTTGCTTAAATCTTCGATCCAATACAAGTCTTTCCTCTTGCACCAGTCAATTAGTTCTTGTTTAGGATTAAGCAAGAAAGGTCTTATGACATTTTTTCTTTGATAGGGAATTATCTTACTATCTCCGTGAATGCTAGACCAAAGATAGGTTTCGATACAATCATTTAGGTGATGCGCGGTCACTACCGTCTCAAACTTTTCCAAGAATTTATAACGCTCATCGCGCCAGTGTTCCTCAAGGCTTTTCTTAGCAGGTCTGTTTTTATTAATATAGCCTACGTTAAGTTTGATACTCCTACCCTTACAGAATTCTGTAACAAACTTGTAGGCCCTTTCGCTGTTTTGAGTATCATGATGGAAGAACGCACAACTTACATTATGATTGCGCTTAAGGAAATCTACAGCAGCAACGCTATCAACGCCGCCGCTGAATGCTACAGTAATATTTCTGGGCAGTTTTTTCAGTAACCTAATCATATACTTAGATTAACAGAAAAAAATGGTAAAGTCAATAGTTAAATTTTATTGAAAGATATGCGGATTTTCTTTGCCGTAAATCTTTATATATTTTCCAGCAAGCATATCAGCCATTGCTTCTATTGCACTACCAGGGTAACTTTCATTGTTACCAATCATTCCTAGTTCACCCTGTCGTACATGTACCAACTCATGGAACACAGTTCTAAGCATGTCTACTAAATTTCTATTGGCTGCGTAGACCCAAATATTGTTACTACCTGGCGAGTGTCGTCCAG